ATTACATTTACAACAGTATCAATTAACGGTCGATACTGTGATGGTATTGTAAAAATATTATTGTAAACATTATTTTCAACGATTATGGCGGTTGTATAGAATTCCATATTTAAGTGTATGGTTTTTCCGATCTTATACGAGTTATTCGCTATGGTTTTCCAAGTGGCTGTATTAAGTCCTAAATCAGTCGGCGTAAGCATCTTTTTATCGTGATACGACTGCAACTCCGACAAATCTTTATTTATCGTAGACATATCCGGCGTTACACTCAGCAGTTTTTTGATCTCGGTCACGTTGATTCCATCCAGATGTGCTTCAAACACTGGGCAGTCATCCACCAAGTCACCTTCCTGCAGATTCCCCTCTGTATACGCCGGTGCGACTGGAGTCTCTGCCGAAGGAATCCCCTGAATCACAACCCAGTTATTTTCCTCGATTTCAGATCCTTCCTCTTTGCTATATCGGTTCACGATCAGGTCGATCCGTTTCATTCCCTGCGTGCCGTTCTGAATTGTCACCTCATCATAAGTGCCAATTTCTACAGTTGAGATGTTCCCGTGATGGCACATCATACCGCTCTTGATCTTAAGTTTATTATTCGTCATCAACTCCGGTTCCAGATTCTCGCCGTGTGTGATGACGTAACTGTCTTGTCCGATGATTCCCTCCATCATGCCGCGAAACTGCCGCGACGTAACATGTGGTCTGCCTGTCTTCCCAGTTATAATCTTCATACTTCGTCTTCTCCTTCCAGTTTATATGTTTTTAACTCTGTATCGTTTATGATTTCGTATATAATATTTTCTACTGGCTTTGCCATATACATTCCGGTCAGATAATCCCTGCCTCCTACAATATCACCGATCTCCACATCCATTCCCATTTTTGCAACATCCATCTGAAATGTCTTTTTCCCCATTAAAGACCTAAACCGTTCTTCCGCAACAGACATGAGCTCAGCTGTCTCTGTTGAGGTATTCTCGTAGACTTCTGCAATCTCCTGAAGTCCGGTGTAATACTGTTCCGTTCCGATTTCTCCATTCTCCTGCATATATAAATGCAAGATATTTCGATCCTGCAATTCCCCCTTTCCCGTAACGATCAGGTGATTCACACCATCACGCTTATCCCCCATCGTGTAGTTGAGTTTACAATCCCGTGACAGCTCAATCCGATTTGAAAAGTCCGTGATTGGCACTGCTTCAACATAAAGATACCCCGGCTCATTCTGTTCACGCCGAAACGATAATCGCAGCCGATACCATTTGCTTTTCAGCATCTTGTTCAGTCCATCCAATAACGTACAATACCGATCAAACTGATAATTGCTGACAGTTACCCCAGTGTCTTTTCCTGACACAACAAAGAGCCCGTCAAATTCGGGTTCTATCAGTTCCTTCATAATTGTATGCAGTTCACCGGATACTGTCTTATGGTCTGATCCGGCAGGCGGCTCTATGATCTTTTTCGCCAAGCGTCCCCGCCAGGACAAACCTTTCAGCTCCACATAATCAAGCGTAGTATCTGTTAATACCTCCCCGATGATCCCTCCGTATTCTGTTCCAAGTATGTAGATCAGGCTGGAAAATGTCATCTCCGGCTGCCAATACGACCGGGCGATCTGGAGGGAAAAATTTCGGTTTCCATTCAGATCAACTGTCAAATTTGCATCTTTCACCGCCCCCAGCTCCCGCAGGTCACTGTTTGCCAGAATCACCATCTTGCTTCCCTCCTTTCCAGGAAAAGCGTCAAATCAAAGCCGACATCTCCAGACCAGTTGATCCGTAATAGACCGGAGGGGATTTTTTCAAAAATTGAGTCCGCAAGACCGCGCTCATTGAACATATTCTGCGTTGTTCCGTTTGACAGATATTTCGTTGCCGTGTAAGCCCGACTGTCAATAACCAGATACTCGCCTGCTTCCAGATCCGTATATACTGTATAAGTATGCCCATTGATGATTACATATGGATTCACACATGGACCGTACAGGATCATTTCAAAATCACTCGCGGTAACGTGTTCAATATCCCATGTCGTCACCCCCGCTTCATCTGATGCAAAATCAAACGGGTACTCGTACTCAAAATCAAGACCTGCGTCATCCTCCGCATCCTGGCTTGGCAGGAACTGCCTTTTTACCTCTGCTGTCCACGCCAGCTCCGGCGCGGTAAAGATGAGCTCTACCTCGGAGTATACGTATCCTTCCCAATTCAACTTCTTTGATGCCTGAATCCTGCAGCGCAGGAATGTATCGTTAACATAGAGCCTGCCATATGTGTTCTCTTCGGCATCCACGGCAATAATGCTGTATAGACGTTCCATGTTTGCCTTAAGCTGTATGTCATTTCCGTACACATCTACTTGTACAGTCCGTTGATACCCTGTACTGCTTTCAGTCCAGTCAGAATCAAAACAGTCTGCCTCTGCGGTACAATATGGATACTTTAAAAAATCTAGGATCTCGCCGCGTGAATTCTCATAATATATTGTTATCATATCCGTGGTATCGCTCCTTTCGGCAGTGGTCTGTCTATCCGATCCGTGCCGAGATAGATCGGTCTGTTATTTTGGTTCTTACTAATTTCATCTGCTGTCACCCTTCCTATTTTCAGTGCCAGTCTTTCTTTATCCACATCCGACATCCTCATCAGCATCTCGGTTTGCTGCTTACTCAAAATCGTGCTTCTCGACTCCGTGGCAAATGATCTTGCTACCCGATTGGTATTAATCGCCACCGACTCTCTCATGCGAGAGGAAATTGCCGACATATCCAAGGATTTCAAAGCTGTGTTCGCAAGATTTTCAGAAACTTTCGCCACTGATTTCTCCTCACCGGCAATCCCAAGCTCAAAACCCTGACCGAAATATTTACCGAGCTTCAATGTCTCCTTTGATGGCGAATGGGAGTCGATTGTTGCTTTCGCAGACGCTAACGCTTCCGCTGCCAGATTTGCGGCTGCCGCAATTCCCTGACCGACCCACGCCTGAATTCCAGACACAAACCCTGAACCGAACCCATATCCTGCATCATATCCTGTCTTTGACCTTGCCCCCGAATCCGCGCTGTCGCTGATTGTTCTGCCCGCTGTCTTTACACGTTCCGACTGGCTCTCCATTCCTTCCACATATTTTGACGCCGAATCCTTGCCGGTTGACTTAAGCGTTCCATTCTCGCTTTCGATTGCCGCGATCATCGCCTGCATTCCGCTTTTCGCTTCCTCGCTTAGATTTCCCGCGAGATCTGCATTTTTCATCGCGGTAAGCAATTTCTGTGCGCCATCTGCACCGACACTTTCAAGCAATGATTTCATATTTTC